CAGGTGCAATAGTTAGCTCTACAGAGGAAGAAACTCCTTCTTCAAAGATAGTTAATAAGGCGGATCAAATATATCATATAGCTGATGGTGATAATGATCCTCAGTTATATAGACCTATATTATGCGAAAAGCAAAATCAATGGTCGAGCCTAATGGCTGATACTGTATCAGGTATTGTAGACAATCTTGAATTGATCAATGAAGGAATATTGAAAAGCTTGACGGGCATAATTCAATCTATAGATTCAAGCATTGGATCTCTCAGAGGATTAAGAATAGAAACAGATACTAGGAAAATTTCTTTCAATCTTGGAGAAGAAGCTGGTCATATAGATTTTGATGTAATAGATAATGTTAGATTAGTTAATGATGTTGCAGGTATTGAAGCTATAGAGTTAGCTAGTTTTGGAGAAAACTTGCAATCTACAAGAAATCAACTTGTCTTGTTGAAGGATCTTTTGAAAGACAATCTTAGCAAGAATCAATTTATAAATTAGAGAATATTTGTGGCTATTAACTTACAGTTTCCTTTAAGAAAATACAATAAAGGATTTTTTCAAGGAAATGATACAACACTTGAAGCTGTCAGAGAAGATATTAAGGTTCTCTTATTAACTAGAAAAGGTGAGCGTCCAATCAATTCTGATATAGGCACTAATATTCCAATATTTGCAGGTGAATTATTTAGACAAATAAATAAAACAGAAATGAAAGCTAGAATTGCATCAGAAATAAGGGCAGCTCTAGAGACATGGATGCCTCATATTAATTTGATAGGTCTACAAGTATTGACTATTGATGAAGATCCAAATTTAAGAGACAACGATATGGTTGTTAAGATGGATTATAAATTGACAAGCGCAGAGGCAGCAAATGATAGTATTCAACTTAGAATGAGTGCATAAAATTAAGAAATGTATTGCTAGAAGAACAAGATATATCAAAATTTGCTTTAAATCCAAAATCAATAAATAGAGACAAAGCTACTGGAATGAGAACAGCTAATAGAGTTACACAGCTCAATAGCAAGAGAAGACAAAAAAGAAAAGATAAAGCTGCTAAGAAATCAAAAAAGAGATAACGAATGGCACAAACAGCACTGAAAGAAGTTCGTAATATAAATTATTTGTCCAAAGACTTCGATTCGATAAAAACAAGCTTAATAGAATTTATACAGCAAAACTTTCCAAATGATTGGCAAGATTTCAATGAAGCTTCAGGAGGAATGGCTCTATTAGAAATGATTGCTTATGTTGGTGACTTAATGTCTTTCTATATTGATAGACAAGCCAATGAAACTTTGATTCATAGAGCTGTTGAAGAAAAGAATATCATTGGACTATCCAAAACATTGGGTAGAAAGCCAAAGTTTGCAGTTCCAGCTGTAGTAAATGTTTCGTTAAGTGCAGAATTAACAGCATCTAATTCAGCCGCTCAATTATTTACAATCAAAAAAGGCACAAGAATTGCTACAACAAATGAACCTTCAGTCAGTTTTGAAATATTGAATGATGTTGATTTCAATCTATCAGCTAATAGATCATTGCTCAATGATGGTACAATAGTTACTGCAAGTGTTTCAAGTGTTTCGGCTATAGCGGGTCAATCAAGAACATTTGTATATACTGTTGGAGCTCCTTCTAAATTCCTTAAGATTACTTTACCAAATGAAGATATTACAGAAATTACATCTATTTCAAGTTCAGATGGAAATGAATGGACTGAAACAGAATATCTAGCACAGGATACGATCTTCTTTGGAGATGATAATGATACATCCAGTTCAGGTGACATCGCATCTGTCCTCAAATTTAAAAGAGTACCAAGACGATACACTACAGAGGTGGAACCAGAGGGCGTTCTATCGATACGCTTTGGATCAGGAAAAGAAACTCTTGAAGATTCGGAAATAATACCCAATCCAGAAGATTTTGTTTTACCTCCAACTTTGAGAGGCTCGGCATCCGGGTTCATTCCTGCTACAATTAATTCAGCTCAATTCTTAGATACAAGATCCTTGGGAATTGCTCCTGGAAATCTTGCATTGGATATTACATATAGATTTGGAGGTGGATTAGATACAAATGTAGGATTGAGAACACTCAATAAATTCACAAACTTAGATATTATTTATAAGACTGCTAATTTCACAAGTGTTTCCGCTGATGTAGTATCTGACATAGAATCGAGATTGAGAGTATTCAATGATGAACAAGCATCTGGTGGAGCTGAAAGAGAATCATTAGATGAAATGAGAGAAAATGCTGCAGCATTCTTTGGTGCACAAAATAGAGCTGTTACTTTGCAAGATTATCAGGTTTTTTCAATGTCTATGCCCCCAGCATTTGGTACTGTATTTAGATCCTATGCAAGGAAAGATCCTTCCAATAATTTAGGAGTTGAATTATTCTTGGTTGCTAGAGACACTGATAAATATTTGACTTCTCCTAATGGAGTGTTGAAAAACAATGTTGAAACATATATCAAGAGATTCAAGTCATTCTCTGATTCTATAAAAATAAGTGATGGTAAGATTATCAATTTGAGTGTAGACTTTTCAATAGTTCCTGAGCCTAATATAAATGTAAACGAAGCATTGCTTGAAGCATTCTTTGTACTTAAAGCTGAGTTTGATATATCAAATTCTTGTTTTAATGACTTCATAGTAATCCCAGATATGATAGCAAAACTACAGTCGATAGACAAAATAAGATCAGTGGCATCATTCAATCTTGGAAATATAGTCAATACAAAAGATGGTAGAACATATTCAAATGTAGAATTTGATGTTAAGGCTAATACGTTCAACGGAATTGTTAAGTTTCCTCAAACATCTATTTGGGAGCTTAAATATTTAGATTTTGACATTATTGGTAGAGCTATATAATGCTACTCAAAGAAGTACTAGATAAACCATACAAATATAAATGGAATTTCAAAGGAATGCAACTCTGGATAGCTGAATTTAGCACTGAATCTGGTGTAAAATATGAAGTCGGATTTAATGATATGAATACTCAAAATAATCCTGATATGAGATTTTGGGAAGTACAATTTCATAATTTAGACCAAAAAAATGCTTCAGCTATTTCAGGAACGGGAGATGAATTCAGAGTATTTGCTACTATTATGGCCATTACGCAAGAAGTTATTAAGAAAACTGATCCTAAAATTCTCTATTTTACTGCTAAAGAAAAGAGCAGAGTGAGCTTATACAAAAAACTTATTTCAAAATTTGCTAAACAATGGGGATTTTTCTTAAAGGATACGGGCAAGAATGCCGATGGTGTTACTTTTCAATTAGAGAAAAAACAATGAGTGTAAGACGAGCTTATGCTGACAAAGATACATTTATCAACGAAAAGAGTTTAACTTCAAACTTTGGAGCTTCTCCAATATTAGAGGTATGGAACTTATTCGACTTAAAAATAAATAGAAAAGAATTTGCAAGAACAATAATGAGATTCAATCTATCAGCATTAACAGCTGATATTGCAGCTAATAACCTAGTAGACCCTAGAACGGATACTACGGTCACGGCTTATATGTATGTGTTCAATGCAAAACATGGAGACGATCAAGCACAATCGTTTAATATAAATGTTCATCCTTTAACACAGGAATGGGACGAAGGGACAGGTTTAGATAATGATCAACTTACTGAGACGGGTTACGCTAATGCTTTATCGGCACAATCTACAGTTGCTTGGACAGCTACTGGTGGGACTTACGTTGTTGACTCTTTCTCTGCTACCCAGTCTTTTGATCATGGTGAAGAAGATTTAAAAGTTGATGTAACTAGCATGTTTAAGGAATGGTTGGCTGGGAATACAGGAAACTTTGGTGTAGTATTAAAAATGACTGATAACCAGGAAATTAAAACTGGTGCATTATCAGCAACAAACATATTCACAAAGAAATTCTATTCAAGAGAAACAAATACAAGAAGAGCTCCTTACATACAAATGGAATGGCCTGGTGCTATTAGAGATGATAGATCTGCTATCTCATTCAATAGTACAGGAAGCTTGTGGTTCTATAATATAATCAACGGCCAGTTGCAAGACTTAGATGGAACTAATGATTTCCCTGGTAATATAACTTTATCAGGTGTTTCAGCTGATGATTCAGCTTCGGCTTTACATACCGCTTTAACAGCTGTTAGATTTGAAAAGGGAATTTATAAATGTAATGTAGGAACTATGCCATTGAGTGGAAATGATTATGCTTCATTCAAAGATAATTGGTTCTTATCCGCTTCACCTACTGCAAACTATACATTTGTATTTACGGCTATAAATCCTGCTTCTGGGTTTGCTGACTATTCAACATCGAAATATAGAACAGCTTTCAAGAATCTTAAAAGAAGGTATGAAAAGGGAAGCAAACCTAGAATAAGATTACATATCAAAGATGATTCAACAACATTCACAGCATTAACAGCTGCAACAACTGCAGTGACTAGCTTCACTTGTACCGATGGAACTTGGGAAATTAGAGAAACACAAACCGATCTGGTAGAAATACCAGCTAGTCAAATGTCTTATGACGCTAATGGTAATTTCTTTGAATTTGACACAACAAATCTTTATACAGGAGTTGATTATCATCCCGTATTAAAGCTAAAAATTAAGGGTGAGACAATATTTATAAATGAACCTGAACGATATACATTCAAAGTAGTATAGGAGCTAAACAATGAAATTAAACGAAGCGATGGCTAATATGCCAATTCACAAGGATTGGGATAAAGTAGTAAAAGCCTTTGAGAATTTCGATAAAAGACATTCAGCCGATATAGATAATGAAGCTGGTATGGATAGTGGCATTGAAGACATCGCAACATCTTTAATAGCTGTTGATGACGAAATAGGAGAAGTTCAACGGCTATTAGCCAAACACTGGAGCTAAATAATGAAATTGAAAGAAGCTAAAAGAAGAGGTAGTACTGCAGATGTAGTTGGCGATATTGTTACATCTCTAGATGAAGTTATTAGCAGAAGATCTAAAGATTTAGATAGTAAACAACTCAAAGTACTTGAGAAATGTATGTTTGCACTAGAAGATTTATCGTCAGAATTATATAGCTTAGAGGAAGAATAATGAAACTAAGAAATGTATTAAGTGAAGCCAAATTTAACATCAATAGAGCCGTAAAAGATTTAGCCGATTATGCTGTAAATGGTGCAGAGCATTGGATGCCAATGGGCTATGATGAATATGATGGATTAGATAAGAGAGAGAAACAAGAAATAATTATGGATCATCTACCAGAATATTTAGATCAGTTCCAAGATGAATATGACCGTCATGAATGGAGTCAGTTAGATAGCAAATTTAATAATATTGCTAAGATTGTACTTAAAGATTTGGGATAAAAAATGCCAGACGCAGGATTCTCATTCAACAGCTTAATTGAATCCCTATCGGCTATAGGATCAGCCAGTAGTAATCTGGCTGATTTAGCATTAACAGGCGCACAAACAAAAGTTCGCCCTAGAATAGATTATGGGTTGTTCTCCAAGCATGTATTTTTTGGAAACGCTGTTAGAAAATTTAGAAACTCATTAAAGAGAATAGAAGATTCATACCCAGTTGGATTATCAGCTGGAGACGTTGCTTCACTATGTGCTGAAAATGTATACAAAGTAGATCAATGGAAAAAGGAATCATCTGGTTTTGATCTATGGTTATTGGATCAATTATCTCTTACAGGATCTATCACTTCTTCGGCTACAAATACCTTTGGCGAAACAGTTGCTTTAACAAATGTAGATAGAGATGCTACCAACAATATTACAGGTACTCAAACTGTAACAGTAGATTCTATATCGGCTAGAGCAGAAGACTTTGAACAGCTTAATATTGAAATGGTGCCCAAATCATCTGGTTCTTCAAATGATCACTTCGAATGGGGTGGAACAGCTGAGAAATCAATATCAAGAGGCTCTAAACTAAAGACCTTGGTGCCCGATATATTGTTTGATGGTGACGAACAAGAATATTTAGAAAGAACACTCCAAGCTTTTGGCGATCAATTAGATGATCTCAAAGGATTTACAGACCAATTATCTCACATTAAACATGTTAGCTATGATGAGATTGATAGAGTTCCTAACAAGTTTCTACCTGTTTTAGCTGCACATTTTGGTATCACACTATACCAATCGGCGGTTAACACAGCGGTTGAATCATTCTTCATCGAATCAGTTTCAGGCTTAACAAACCAAGCGATTGCTTCTGAAGTCTGGAATAGAATTCTTAACAACTTAATCTATCTTCTTAAGAACAAAGGTACTAGAGAAACCATAGAAGCTATTGGCAGGATTCACGGAATAGATCATAACTTCTTGAAAGTAGATGAAAATGCTTTACTCTCTGGGCCTAGAAAAATGAAGGTAAGAAGTGAGGTCGATGTTCCCGTATTATTCAGCACAGGTGATGTTTATGTTCAAATGCCAACAGGAACCGTCTCTGCACTAGACTTTTCAAAATCCGCAAACTTCACAATTCAAGCTAGAATATCTGCAACAGGAGCATTTGAACATAAGATATTGGTTCATCCATTATACAGCATAAAAATGGATGCGTCAGGACAAATTCACTTTACAACTACAGCAGGTACAACAGCTAGTACAACACAATCATCAATCTCATCTTATATTCAGAAGAAAGATAATTTTATAAACATAGTTGCTTCTAGAACTGGTGATAATCTTAAGCTTTGGGCATTAGGATTATCTGGTTCTGGATCTGGTGGAGATGATGTTGTAGTATTGGCTTCAGGTACAACAGGTGGAGTATTAGAGTATAACTTTGATTCAAGTGGAGGAGCTTCAGCTTTTGGAGCATATTTTCCTGGATCAGGATCATTCTCTGGATATATTCATGAAGTTAGAGCTTGGAATGTGGCTCTTGAAGAAGAAGATCTTAAAGAACATACTAGAAACTTTGAATCAACATCATTTATAAACTCAACGGCTAGTAACTCAGCAGGATTTAGCAGTTTATCGGCTCACTGGAAATTGAAAGAAAGCAGAGTATTAGGAGGAGGAATTAACTTCATAGTTGATTCTACAACAGCCTCTAATACAGCTACACCAGTAAATTTTGCCAATCAATCAACAAAGAGATATAGAGTATTTCAGAATCAACAAAAATTTACACATTGGTACCCAGTTTCATTAACACCAGACAATGATAAAGTAAGACAAGGAACTGATGATGAAAAATTCATGTCGGATCCTGGTACAATGTCAGTTCATTTGACTCCTATTGAAGCTATAAACAGAGATATTAGAAACACATATCAAAACTTCAACGTAATGGAATTGATGGGACAGCCTGATGAACTATATTTCCCAAGCTATTCAGGTAATTTACATGAAACATTAATTGATGTTTATTCGAGATACCCAGCCAGTTCAATGGCTAATTTGAATACGTTTGTTGATGCTATTGACAGTTTCAATGATTCAATGGGAAGTATATTTCCTTTCGTAAAACAATTCTTCCCTGCTAAATCACACATTATTTCAGAAGGAATGTTAGTTGAACCTCACATACTTCATAGATCTAAGAACTTAAGAGAACCTTATGATATTACAAAAGTTGCAGTAACATCTCATACTATAAACAATCACTATTTAGAATTAGATACAACTGCAGCAAGTGCGACTACAACAGCTTCATTTCAAGGCTATCAATATAGAAATGGACTTCAGTCATTTTTGAATAATAGTATTTCATCTAGACAAGCTATTTCTACACTATCGAACACAGAAGGTGATTCAATAAATGCTCCTAGATTTGCTGATACAAGAGTTGGTAGATTTATTCCAGCAATTGTTGTTCCTTCTAGGCCTGATGATACAGAATTAGAAGTCACATTAAATAGATTTGATCTTGTTCCAACAGCTGGAACATCTGCTTCAAACGCAAATATTGATGGAACAATTAGATTATTGAGAAATGGAAAGCCATTCAGGACAGCCGCACCCGCTATTAAGTTAGAATTTCCAACATCGGCAGACGGTACCAATCTATTCAAGGCAGTCGTTGGTGATATTGACAACGACAAAGGTAGAGTTATTGAAGGAAAAGATTTTGAATTCACTACAAAAATAGAAAGTAATGATATTCAAGTCAAGCTACAATTAGCAAGTGTAATCACATCAGGAACAGGAACACCCGATTCAGAAGGACTATCAGGTGAAGTTGGAATTGTTAGAATAAATGCAACAAACCTATTCAATAATAGCACTAGAGTAATTCATATTGCTATAGGTCATAGTCAAGGATTAATTGATCAACTTAGTAAACAATCTGGTATAACAATTAACAGTTAGAGGTAATGAATGGAATTTACAGATTTAATCTACAGGAACTATAATTTAATCACAACAATAGAAGCTGAATTATTGGCTGATATTGTTATAGATAGAAATCCTAAAAAAATAGTAGAAGTTGGAACCTATGGAGGATTCGCTACCTGTTATATTGCTAAAGCTCTTGAAAAAATCAAAGGTGATGATTTTGTAACGATTGATTGTGATAGAGATATTCAGCCTACTGCCGAAGAAACTATTGCAGACAATAAGTTACAAGATTATGTTAGATTTACAAGATTAGCAGAAAATTATAATGCATTAAAAAAAGCAGTAATATTAGAAAGTGCTGATGCAGATTTTGTATTCATAGATTCATGTCATGAAGAAATTGCAGATCTATGGAAAGCAATCGTAAAGAAAAATGAATGCAACAAGATAGTAATATTGCATGATGTACAATGCGAT